CTGTTCTTTCAACATCTCGATTATAGCAGGTATATCTTTTATCTCTGCTTCTCTAATCATTAACTATTTCTCCTTTCCGAATTCAGGATTGAAAGTCGCTAAAGATGGAACGAATTCCATAGACTTGTCAGTACCAAAACTCTGAGGACTTGTAAATCTTCCAGATTGTCTCTGCAATATTGTGCTGAGTAAAGATCTACAATTTAAAGTTATAGTTATCTTATTACTGTCACTAGTACCATTGCTAAGTGTATAGTCGTCTTGTATCGCATAACTATGAACTCTTCCAGACCATCTGTCGTACACACCGTAGTCTGGATCATTATATCCGTGTAATTTTCCAGTAGACTCGTTATAGAATCCTCTAGATATAGTCACTTTAGAACCTTCTATGTTCTTAGTAAGTATTCTTGAAAGTATCACATCGTCTAATCCAGATAGAGACAAATCTAATGAATTGTCTTTGACTTCTAGATGTTCACTGACATTTGAGAAACCAAGAAGATCTCCAGCAGACAAATACGTATTTGAACCTACTTCAATGTCGTGATAATGATTCGTGAGATATATGTCTTCAACACTTGAGATATCTACTTTAACTAAATCCACTGGCCATGGAATAGTATCTCTTAAAGCAACTATCATCGCATTTGAAAAACTTTTCATAATACTCTCCTTATGTGTCTTGTATTACTTCCTCAAACATAAAAGTTCCGTATTCAACTATGTTTCCAGGAAGATAGTTAGCTCCTGGTTGGTCTTTTAAACAAAAATTAAAATTCACATTGTCGCCCCAAACTACAACCGAAGCATCTGCTGGACTAGTGACCAGAGGACAATTCAGTATCAAGCTTGTTGTAGTTGAACCTTCCATTATCTGATAAACTTTAGTTGAACCTTCAAATTGAACAAAGTCAAAAGGCTCTACAGTTCCAGTAAGTCCAGATACAGTAACAGTGTTTCCAGTTTGGTTAGCACCGTTCACTACAGGAGTTCCACTAATAGAGCTTCTAGTTTTTGCTATTAAGCCAGATTTCATAACACCAGAAATTGATGAATCATAAAATGTATTTAAACCATATTCTAGCTTCAACAATTCTTCTTCTATAGCATAATAGGTATCACCATTCAATAACTGAGATGGCACTTTTACTTCTAGGTTGTAGAGAGTTGGACCACGTTTTAGTGCTTTCCTTCTGCCACCTTGAGTAAGAGTTTGTGCTATATTAGATGCTCTGGATAAGTATAAACTTTCTCCAGCATTAATAATATCACTCATTAGCTTCTCCTAATTTTGTGTGTAGTTAAACGAGCATCGTTCATCCTATAAGGTGCGTTTCTCTAGAAACGTCACCGTTAGCGATGCGAGTTGTGAAAATATCTTTATCGAGGACACCAATAAATGATGCCCTCTGTAAAGTTATCTTCTTCTTATTCCTGATGTGCTACGTCTACCAGAGTTATTGGCATTATTGACTTCACGAGGACTATTCTGAATAATATTCCTAATTTGTTCAATTGCTCTCTGATCTACGTTACCAGATATGTCAAGATTGTAAGTGTTATAACTTGATGCGCCCATGTATTTGGCTAAATTCTCTTGCTGACCAGCATTAAGAACTACCTCTCCAGGAGTTAACCAAGCAGGAACAGTATCTGTACCTTGTGGTCCGATTTGACCACCAGATGCTAGATAATGAGGTTTAGGAACTATTCCACCTTTAGAGAAACCAAAGAGAGTACCAATTCCAGATAGCAATCCTCCTTCTGCTCCTCCTCCTCCTCCGAACAACGAACCGAAATCGAAGTTATTGAAGAGACCAGTGAAACTGTCCATTATTCCACTCATATCAAAATCTTCGAACAGACTTGCTATTCCGTCTCCTATTCCACTTAATTGGTCGAACATTCCACCACCAGAGTCTTGAGATACTACCCAATTCTCTATCCCAGCTTCTAATGGAGCAAAAGCTCTATCTAGATACTTTTCAGACATACCCATGAACAATCTGTTCACACCTGCCTTAAGAGCATCTCCTAGACCTTTTCCACCTTTCAATAAAGATTCCTTTATAGGAGCAGTGAATTCTTCACCAATTCCTTTCCAGAATTTAGCAAGATCTTCTGCAGCAGTTCCTAGATCTTTAACAGCTCCAGCAGTGTTTGCTGTAACTTCTGCTTCCTTTTTCTTTTCAGGAAGTAGTTTTATCAATTCTTCATTGACAGATCTAGCGTAACCTTCTTCTAAGATTTGAGCTTTTGTCAGATTTTCTGACCCAGACTGCAGAGACTCTAACATCCTTACTACTTTTTGAACAGCAGGGTTTGTTTTGTCAAGATTTCCAATAAACTTGTCTATAGTCTTCTGTACACTAAAAGATCCTTTTCCTTCTCCAGTAAATTGCAAGAATTGATAGGATTTAGCATCCGCTACAGAACCACCATCTTTAAAACCTCTTATACCACCAGAATTTATGGCTTCTAAGAGTTTTCTATTCTTCTTAACAGCTTTAGCTCTTACTACAAACTCTCCATTAGAGAGCATAGCAGGTATAGAATCTGAAGTACCAGTTCCATCACCAGAAATGTAACCACCACTGGCAGCACCTATTCCTGTGTCTACTGTATTTGCGTCTGCAGGATTATTTCTTTTGAATAATGACGGTATTAAGTTCTGGAACCAAGCTTTTATCTCAGCACCTTTCTTTTTGAACTCTTCTACGATACCATCCCAGATACCACTCCAATCTATGCTTGTGAACCAGTTGACACAATCGTCATACATTTTCTCAAAGAAAGGCTTAATGTCATCCCAGTAAGCATAAGTTAAAGCACCTACTGCAGCTACACCTAAAGCAATCCATCCTATTGGACCAGACATAATGCCTAAACCTAAAGGACCAAGAATTGCACCAAGTCTAGTAGCAAGAGACACCCATCCTTTCTTCATAAGTGTCCAAGCTCTGTTACCAATGTTCGCTACAGCTCCTAATCCAGGAGCACCGAACATGAGCCACATCATAAGACCTTCTTCACCATATTCTGAAATGAAGTTAGAAGCTTTCTCTTTAAGACTGTCAAAACTGATGTTCTTAATCTTTTCCATTATAGACAAATCTTCTGAAGCTTCTGAAGTTGCAGCAGCAGCACCCCATATCAATGCAGCGATTATTCCACCTTTAGCAAATCTTCTCATGGACATTCTTTTAACTGAATTAGCAAAGAACATTCCAAAAGCTTTCAATCTGTCTTTTATAGCCACTAAACCACCTTTACCCCAGACTACATTTCCCATCAATCCATTCTTTACGTAAGAAGTGAAAGATGCGACTTTCATCTTGGTTATGGTATTACGAACTGAAGCACCAACTGCAGTCATTTTAGCAGAGAAACCTTGAGCACCTTGTTGACCAAGCATCATCGTTCCTAGAACACCACCTCTGAATCGAGATCCAGTAGGTACTTTAGATTTTATCTTCTCATAACTCTTACTGAACATCGTAGATGTTTGAGTAGCAAGACCTTTTATTTTACCTCTTATTGTATCTGTGTTCTTTTCACCAAAAAGTAATCTAGCGAACCTACCTTTTCCAGTAGTATTCATAGCTACCTTATTAGCATGCTTCTCAAGAATTTTTGTCTGAATGTCGTTTTTAGCTTTTAAGATATCTGTATCTATCGTCGCATATCTTTTAGCTAACTGAACTCTCTTCTTGAACTGTCTGGTAGACTCTCCAGTCATCTGGTTCAGCTTACCACCTTGTTGCAAGGTCATTGCATCTCTTACATGCAATAATTCCTTTCTAGATTTCTTAACCTGATGTTGGAAATTTCTAGCAGTGCCTTCCTTTCCGTAGATGACACGATTCATAAAACCTTGTTTACCACCTACATCAGTAAAGCTCTTGAAAGAGTTAGTTATGTTCTTAAAATTCTTTATTGCGAACCATCCTGCGATAACTCCTCCAATGACTGTTGCCATCTTCTCAATATTAGAGAAAGTAGCAGTCATTTTAGCATCTGTTTTGCTCATGTCAAAACCAGCAGATTCAACTGTTAACGAACTAAAGTAACCTTTAACTTTGTCTACATATTCTTTTATTGGATCTACAAACCAAGATTCAAGTCTACTTGTCCAGTCTTTGATGCCTTCTACAAAATCAGGATAGTAAGAGTTGCCTACTACATCATTCCAAAGCTTTTTAAACCAGTTTATAACATCTTTTACAGAACCGATAACACTTGAGAACACATTATCCCAAGTAATAGAGTTTATATAGTCTACTGTTTTACCGAACCACTGTTTTACGTTGTTAAACACTTCTTGAGCATCAAATCCTGCTTGGAAATTGTGCCAATATAGTATCACTTTTTGGAATGCGTATTTTCCACCTTCCTCAAATGCGTTAAGGTACTTCAGAACACCAATTATAGCACCAATTACTCCTCCAAAAATCAGAGTTGCACCAGTTCCTAGAAATGCTAGAGATACACCTAATGCAGTGACAGCAGCAGTTATTTTAAGTATTCCTGGATATGCAGCTATTACTTCAGCAAAGAAATCTACTATTGGACCTAGTGTCTTAGCCATATCTAATAGAGAAGGAACTAATGCAGCTCCTATTGTCTCAGACATGATAGACAAACTACTGTTGAACATGTCAAACTGAAAAGAAGCAGTTTGTTTTACTTTTTCTAAAGCAGTTTGAGTAGTTCCAGCAGAATCTCCCATAGCTTCCATATTTCTGTTCAGACTCTTAAGCCCAGTGTCAGAAGTAAGTACAGCTACAGTGTTGATAGCTTCTACAGAGTCAAATAATCTACCTAACTCGTCAATATTTCCACCAGTCTTTTCTCTAAGATCTTGCATAAATCCAGCAAGACCCTTAGTTCTAAGAGCAGTAGAGTTAAATTCTATTCCTAATCTTTTTGCAGTCTTCTCAGCTTTAGGAGTAACCTTGATTATGTTAGAAAGAACAGCTTTTAGACCAGTAGTTGCTTGTTTAGTTTGGATACCACCAGCAGTTACTGTTGCCATTGATGCAGCATAATCTGCCATTCCTAAACCAGCAGCATCTACAGTAGGAGCTAGGAAACCAAAAGTGTGACCTAATTCTTCTACAGTAGTCTTACCATATTTAACTGCTAAGAATAATTTGTCTGTTATACTTGTAGCATTTTCTCCATTATCTGCAAAGATGTTAAGACCAGAAGTAACAATGTCGATTGCTCCATTCAAGTCTGTGTTACCTGCTTTAGCTAATTTAGTTGCTGCAGTTAGTCTGTTAAGGGCTTGTTCTCCTTCTTCAGCACCAGCAGATATGACATCATAGTAACCTTTAGTTGCTTCTGCACCAGTTACACCAAACTGTTTTCTAAGACCGTTAAGCTGATCTCTTACTTTAGCTAGATCTTTTACACCTAGTGTTCCTATTTGAGTTAGACCATCTTCAAATTTTTTAAAATCAGAGACACCTTTACCAACAAGACCTGTTATTGCTAAACCGAATCCTGCAATTGCTGCTCTGTTTTGTTTTATTTTCTGATTTATTCTGTCAAAAGACTTAGAGACTTTTTGTCCCATGCTTTGGAATTTGCTCTGAGTCTTTTGTACTTGGGAGTCTACTTTCCTAAGATTTTGGTTAACAGTAGCTAACTTTCTGTCAAGTTGCCCAGTTACAGCCTTTAATTCAATGCTTGTTTGAAAATCAGCCATAAGTTCTCCTATTATGTAATGTAATACAGTGGAGACTTCTTATTTTTATACTTGTCTTAACTGTTTTAAAAGTGAGGATTAACACTTCTCAGTGGTTCACCTTCTTCTGAATATATTCCAGCATCTATCAATTCTTTTCTAAGATGTTCAGGAGTTTTATCCCAATCTACAGCGTACTTGCCGTGTTTCTTCTTATTGTTATAATCTAGTTGTGGATAGATGTCTGTTACTGATAGCTTCTTGGGTTTTCCACCCATAGCTCCAGTTATGTAATTTGCGATTGTTATAATTTGGTTGGCAGATCTTGTATACTCTGCCTCTTGACCAATACCGTACAAGTAGAAATACTTTCTGTAGAGTGAGTATTCTCTTGCAGGTAAATAATCTTTCATTGAAGATATAGACATACCAAGTTGCAATGAGAGAGCACAATCAAATCTCTCTTCTGCAGTTAGTCGTATGTCATCTTCTACTTTCCCTCTTCTTCACCACCTAAGTCAGACAACTCGATTACAGCTGTAGATACTTTTACAAGATCTGAGGGAGCCATATCTAATATTCTCTTTTTGTCTGAATTATCAAACATGTGTTTACCATCTTCAGTGATTACACCGTTTAGAACAACTATTGCTGCCATTTCCAATTCTGAACCTTCTGCTTTTCTCATGGACTCCATGGCATTAGCTGTAAGTTCTTGGATATGAATCTCACCACCCCAATTAGGAACATCAACAGTAGATTTCTTTAGTGAGTAATTGTTGAAAATATCATTTTTATTCATCTTGTTCTCCTATATGTATGAATATGTTTGTGGTATTTATTCTTGAGGTTCTTCCTCATCTTCGATGATGAACTCTAATACTTCTTCTGCAGTCATTTCATCATCTGCTTTTAATTCTTGTTTTGGAGTGTCTTCGCAGAAACATAGAACACATACTGATCCGTCTAGGTTATTCTTCACGATACACTTTTCTGAATGACCACTTAGATCATCTGTGTTATCAATTCTAATCATAACATTCTCCTAATTTTTAAATAAACCCCAGTCCGAAGACTGAGGTCTATAATGTTTGCTTCTATTAAGCTGCAGTACCTGCAATGAAGTTCAAAGCACCGTCAACTACGAAAGTTGCGTTTGCTTTAGCTACATCATCAAATGCAGTATCGATACCGAAAGAAGATACGAAACCTTTGAAAGTTGCGTACTCAATACCTTCGTTACCAGAACCTGCTGCACCTGTTGAAGTGTCGATCCATTTAACAGTAACGTAAACTTGTGTTCCGTCTTCAGCTGCATTTCTAAGAGCAAGGTGACCAGCGTCACGTGGAGCCCAGTAAAGAACTGCGTCTAATTGACCAGCGTCTAACTGTCCTCTTAACTTACCTTTAAAAGATTCACCAAATTCAGGAGTTTCAATTACGTTAGCTTCGTTAGAAAGAGTTCCGATCTCAGAAACTAGATTTACTTTGTCACCTGCGATTGCAGTCTCTAGAGCTGCAGCAGTAGTGATAGAAGTAGTATCAGTAGTAGATACATATAGTTCCGAGAAAGAAGTTACAAACTTATTTGAAATATCAGCGATTGCCATTTTACTTTCTCCTTATTAGGTTTTTGTGTTAGGTATAATAATTAAAGATATAATCAAGGTTGTATTGTAGATAACCATCGTCATCGTCTGATACTGGTGTTAAATTCCCATTACGCAATTGTAAATTTCCTGTAACACCTGAGATACCTTCGTTACCTGAAGAGTAATTTAAAAATCCATTAAGTTCATCAGCCATTCCTCGAATAGCTTTGGAACCACTTCCGTGTGGACTATACAACTTAAATCTGATAGATCCAGAAACTAAGTTTCCTTCTGTTAGATCAGAGTTGAATTCATCTTTAAGATTAGATGATTCTGAGATGAACATAACTGCCCAATTAGACCCTGTCGGTTGATCAAATTCTCTTCCTTCCAGATACACTGGAAATGATATTGTACGAAGACTGCCACTATTACGCAAAACACGAGTTTCAATTATCTGTCTGATTTGCTCATACATTACTTGTTCCTCCTAGATGCCATAGCTGCAGCGATTGATGGATTGATTATACCAGCTGGAGCCTGTTTAGACTTTCCATTTTCTAAATCTACAACATAATCTAGACCATTCGCCACATATACATTGGGAAAGTTGTCTAAATTATCATCAAACAAATTAGTAGTGTTTGAAGTGGAGTTAGTAGTAGAAAAGTCTGGAGTCTCCGATGATATATTCCAATTCGCTCTCGCTCTACCTGTTTTAACTGGAGTATTTTGGATCACCTGTGAAAAGACTTCAAACGCAGTTGCTTTATATTCTAAAGCACTCTGAGATTTAACTTCTAAAGACACAGCATGACCTAAATTACCCAGATCAATTTTTCTTTTCATTATTTCCTCCTTAGATTGATTGTATAAACCGAATCTAATGGAGCAATTGTAAAGGATTCTACCTTCCAATCTTGTTCGTTGATTGTGTAAACTTGATCTACAGCTACATCAAAACTAATTTGGTCTGGAATCACAATAAGTTGTGTTCCTCCACCATACGAATTCTCACTTTGATTATCTAAAGACTTCTCTATCAATACTCCTTTGAAAGAGTAAAGAGTAGAAGACTCCGTAGAATATGTAGCAGTGATAGGATCGTAATTAGATATTTCATTTGTTGTATCTGTAAAGTTTACAGTAACATAGAGTCCTTGTGCTTCCAACAATCTGTCGATTTTAGTCAACAGTGGTGGAATCTTAGTTCCTATGCTCATAATTAACTCCTGATTAATGGTATAGACTGAGCACCTAAGTAATTAGGATCAGCTTCTGTTACCTCTCTCAAAAAGTCTCTTACAATGTTAAGAACTGCATCTGGCATATCGGTTATCGCAACGTTATTCTTATCAGAATTAAATTGAATATTCAATGCACCACCAAGATTGATGCTGTCGATATCATCATCATAGATAGATAACTCATTCTTGTCGCTATTACCTCTTAACAATAAAAAGTTTGCTAATTCTGCAGTAGCATCTTTTAAGAATTGAGGAATCGAATCATCATCGATATATTGGAATGTTAGACTTACTGGTGTGTTTACATCAATATACTCTAACTCTCCTCTAAATCCTTGATTTATCGAATTACGGTTAGGTACAAACCTACGTGGCCAAGCTAGTGGCTGATCATAAGTTTTTGGTGCACCTATCCATTTTTGTCTATGAAGAATATCTGTGGCATGAAATAATGCAGAAGTTCTAGAATCCTCATCTGCTGATCTCCAAGTATCATTTCCTAATCTTCTACCATGATAAGTATCAGCTTCTATGATAGAACAGAAAGAGTTATAACTTGAGGAATCATCTGAATAAGTAACTAAAGTTGGTATTGTGAAATCACATTCAGACATGAGAACCTCCTATATCTGTATTATTATTATAAAAATTTTGTTATGGTATTATAGAGTACCGTAAACAAGACCTAATTCTGAGAAATGAGCAAGACCACAATACCACTTAACACGAGTGATATCAGCATCTGCGTCTTCACGAGCACCAATGTTTTGAACTTGGATACCAGCTGCATTCTTAGCAGTAAGACCAGTAATACCGTGAGTCATTGAACCATCGTCAAGAGTACCAACATAAATTGGGTTGTTGTTAGCAGTACTGTCAGCGTCAGCGTTATCAACGTTAGCGATGAAATCGTTACGGAAGATAGGAACACCTCTGTAAGACTGAACTGAAGCAACTTCACCTGAAGACATTTTAACATCCATCATATCGAAGCCAGTACCAGCTGAACGGAATGCTGCAGTGATCTTTCTAACACCAGCAGAGTTAGTCATAATGTAGTCAACCATACCATCTTTATCAAGAACAGAGTCTACAAGAATGTCTAGTTTAGCTAGAACGTCAGTAGAAGTGTCGTCTAAAGTTGGAGTTGTAGCTGTAAGGTTAGCTAGACCATCGAAACCTAAGTTACCGTTAGTAGCGTCTACTGTAGCTGAACCATTGATCATTAGATCCATGTATTTACGACCAACACCTTTTGCTTTAGCTGCAACTTGTACCGCTCTAGCATCGTTAAAGTCAGAACCAACAGCTTGGATTAAACCGTTAACTTGAGCGTCACCGATGATAGTTGTTAGTTCAGTTGACTTACGTGTGAAGTTCTGTTGATCTTTGTTGATACCAGAACCGTTAGTCTTTAATACAGATACTAGATCCATTTGATCTTCGCCAGCAGTCTCACAGTTATACGCTAGTGCGTTACCAGAAATGCCTTGGAAAGGAAGTGCACTGTAGAACTGATTAACAGTAACAATTGATTCAATAATACCTTTTACCAACATGTCGTTGTTAAGGTTCTTTTGATTTCCTAATGTAAGTGCCATTAGATTTTCTCCTTGTTTATTTTCCACAGATGTGGAATAGATTAAGTTTTATTTGCTCTATTGAGTCCTAAAATATTTAAAACTCGACTATTCAGGCGACACCGTCACCATCTGTAGATAGCTCCTAGCTATCTTATTTTATAGATTTTTAAGTCCAGCAAGAATAGATTCATGTGCGGACATTTGCTCGACAGCAGGAGCTGCAGAACTGGTTGTTGGCTGTTGCGTTCCTGATCCAGATGATGCCTCGAATAAATGTGGAGCTGACTTGGTAAGACCCTCAATCCATCCGTCGATGCTGAGTGGTGTTACTGCGTCTTCCATATAAATTGGTCTACCATCTTCATTATACGCTTGAGCCTTTCCGTCTTCAACACGGAAGATATTTCGACCTCTAGAGAGTACGTCTTCAATAGCAGAAGATCTTACTCCTTTAACACTAGCGATCTTAGTTATTTCGTTGTCTACTAACATCTTTGAAAGTTGTGAGTCGTATCCAACTAAATCCGATTGTAAAGCATTAATTTTTGCTTCATATTGCTCTTTTAAAGATTCTGCTTCTCTTGTCTTGGCTGCAACAACTTCATCAACTCGAGAATTGATAAGTTTATCAACTTCTCCAGCTTCAATCATCTCTTTCTCAGCCATCTTTCTAGCTTCTTCCTGAGCAGCATGATATTGCTCCAGATCGATACCAGAATATTTTTCTTCTATAGACTTTAAAGCATTCTGCATTTCTGCCATCTTGCTTTCATAGTCAGAAATTTTAGAGTCATAACTTTCAATCTCTTTACGTAGATTAATGTTGTTGTCTCTAAATTCATCTAAACGAGATTTGTCCACCATACCTTCTGCTTTTAAAGTGTAAGTATCTGTCTCTTCGTTTTTAGAATAAAATGATTCCAATCCTTCTGGAATGTCCTCAACGTTGTTATATGTATTTTTTAGTGCGTCTGACATTTTATTGTCCTCCTTATTTATATTCCCCGAATATGGGGAGGATTATATTAACACGTCTTATGTATCTGTGTTATTACTTTGTTTAATGGAAAAAGTATTCCAACTCTAGGAAATCACTGAATTTAAAATCTCCTAAAGATTGTATTTCTGACACAGGTATCTCCTCTGTCAAGAAACCACCTTTACCATCTTTTATTTTTCTACCTTTCTCGTCACGAGCGAATCTCTGTAACTTAACTCCGTTGTCCTTAAACATCTTAGCTAAATATTCCAAGAAATTCTCTTTTTCGTATAATTCTAAGAAAGATTCTTTTGTTACCTTGCTTAGTAAAGCCATGTTACCAAAGTTAGAACCAAAACTATCATGTATCATGCTGAAATTGTCTACACCTAATTTTTGTAATTTATTTACAACTAATGATTTGTGTGTTGCATCCATCGCATGAATTATATTTGGAGCAAATGCTCTGTTTTGTTTACTGTAATCTACTTCATCTAAATCTACAGTCACATTAAGTTTCAGTTTTTCTCCCTTATAGGTTGATAACTCTATTTGTTCAACAGCAGTCTTTTTGTAAGATTGTCGGTATGGAAAACCTAGAGGAGTTTTTAACTCTATAGCTTCTTTACCAGCAATCTCATGTGCTTCAGCAAAATTATTTAAGAGATATCTTACTTTAGTAGCTTCAGGATAAGCTTGCTCAGAAGCTTCTAATATTATTCTACCTACTGCGATTTTATCTCTTGAAGTTGCTTCTCTAAAGATATATGAACCATTCACCTGAACATCTTCGAGTGCCTCGAAGTAACTCTCACCTAGAGTTCTAGCACCAGCATTATATTGAGAGGTCATTAAACCTTTCTTAACTGATTTTCTTCTCTTAGCATGGGTTAGTCCTGGAAGATCAATATACTTTTTGAGTGGATTAGATGGATCCATAGCTTTACCTATCTCATCCATCTGGTCTCTTAATTGTATGTACGCATCCGCAACATTTCTTTGCCTTACCATGTTAACTGCTTTAGCAATAGACTTATCTCGAGAGATACCAGCAAAGTGCTGTAGCACGTTTGTTGTTCCGTCAATGGCAGAAGGTAAACGACTAACAAAATCTTCTATCTTGTTTCCATCTTTTACCCAATCTAACATTGCTACTCTCTCTTTCATAAGAGCTAACAATTGGAAAGAACCTTCGTCTGAAGGATTAGCTTTCATTGCAAGTTTTTGTATCTCAGCTATATCTCGCTTATCAATCCCAACTAAGTTTTTGATAACACCAGATTCTAGCCAATCTGATTCAGTATACCACCAGTCGTATTTAACTGGATCAGCTACTGTCTTTCTAATTAAATCTTCATCGATCTTCTTAAAAAGTTGTATTCTTGTTTTCATAGGAATCTTATCAAAACCTGAAAGATTCATAAAGTGTCTGCTGAAGTCGTCAAAACCATTCTTACCCAACTTAACTCCTTTATCAAACATCATTAAAGATCTTGTGATATCGTCGCCTTGCCAATGTAAACCTGCAGTATCTGCATAAGTTCTTCCGTATCTGTCATTAGACATTCTGTTGTAGAAAGTTTGGTCTCTTAAGCCTTTAGCACTGTTCCTAGCTCTCATGTAAGAATCGTACTTACTTCTGGCTACAACATCTTTAGCATTTGCTGGTGGCTTAGGTATAAGAGGTTTTCCTCTACTCTCTAGCTCAGTCATAACATCGTATATATATCCATTAACTTGTAAACCTGTTTTGGATTCATACTTTAAGTTATTTATCCAAGGTTTACTGCTAGATTTAGATGCTTCTTTCTGAACCCATTCTTTGTTTTGTTTCCTAATTGTAGATCTTCCTGAAGCAGAGTATATTCCGTCTACTATCTCAGGTGGCTTACCTATAGAAGGTAATCCGTCTACATCGTAGTTTGTTTTGTTTAATAGAAAAGCTTGTCTCCAATCTTCGTTAGCTTCTTTCAATAACCATTGAAGCTCGTCTCGAGGAGGAAGACCATCTCTTGAAACACTTTGAACCACTTTTAATCTTTTAACTAGTCCAGAGTTGATAGCTGATTCTATCAAGAAGTGACCCATTCTTATTGAATCATTTCTGTCTGGAGCTAATTCATTTCTGAACAAATAGTAATATCTGTCTCCAAGATCATTAACTGTATTTAGATATATCTTACCTTTCTCTACAGAAACGAACACTTCTCTATTGACCATCTGAGCCAACTTCACAACATCGTCTTTAAGAACCATGTTAGCTTCTCTATAAAAAGGATTATTAGGTTTATTAACATTTCCTAAGATAAGATCGTCTAGTTTCCTAGAAACATCTTTGACATACACAGCATCTGAAAGAGCTTCCCATCGAGTATCTGACTCTAATCTTTCTAACT